GACAACGTACGCACGTACACAGTAAAAGCATACCTATACTACGACGTACGGACCTAGAACTCATAAATTCATAGTTAATAGTTGAGTTCTTAATAATCACCTGCTCGTCAGATCTTATGATATCAACACAACCGAAATATACTTTAGCAACTATCGAAAACGTCGTCAACACCTGCGGTACCCATGCAATCCTTCTTGAACGCCGTCTGTTGTCTGTGCCCATATCGGCAGATAGCACACTCTTCCCGTTCGTCTCCAAGTTCGGATCCGCCGTTGAGCATCTCACCCCTTTCCGACGAGAACATCTTATCTCATTACTCCCAGATGTCAAATCATGCCAGCAGTTCGCACCAGGTAGTGTCATCGGGGCCATTTCCTCAGTACATGATTTCTGCTTCTGGGGAAATCAAGCCATCTGGAGACTTGCTCACCTCATTCGAACAGGAGCGCTCGGAATTAGCTTCCAACATTCCCAAGCCACCCGACATGCCTTCAACCAAGCGGTGGAACTCTCCACAGCCTTCGCAGATGGGAGCCGTCTCAACTCGGGGAACATCCGTGCTCGTACCCAAACGACAGCTCTCACCACAAAGAAGTTCGAACTTTACCACGCTGCGGCAGCCATTGAGCGCATATGGCAGCTCGGGAAAAGTGGAGGTCACCAAGCCGAAGTCATTGGATTTTGCCGGAAGCACACCACCGTCGTCAACGCCATCGATCCATCGAAGCCAACTCCACGGTCGACTAAAGAATACCTTGTCAAAGCCCACAGTCAGTGCCCCCAGATCAAGGTCTCTGAAGTCAATGCCCCACGGGCAGGTCCAAAGACAGTAAAGGCATTCCGACACCAAGACCTTCTTTGCATCTCCGTAGCAGATCGATACCATTCCAAGTCAGACCTCGGCCAGTTCAGTGCCTTCTATTGGTTGAGAGAGCGTGATGTGCAGGACCTACTATTCACATTGCGCAGTCAAGCGTACTGGGAGGTTTACGTCACAGCACGACAGCAGGATTGCATGAGGTCTAAACATGCGATTCAGTATCAGTGGGTATGTCAACAGTTCCGAGAAGCGATCACAGAAGTGATGGAAGGTGCAGGCTATCATTACGAGGGACGCAACAAAGTTGGAGTATGGTTCGACACGCTGTCGTGGCAGTACATGGCGTGGCTCAGTGGTAACCCAGTAGTAGACCATCAGAGTATCATGGCGAAGAAAGCATTGGAGAAGCTCCCATCGTGTATGCCCAGCACATCATGGCTGTTGAGCGTACTCAAGCGAACTCCTGTGGACATTGCAGTGGACTTACTGGGGACATCCAAGATCAGCATATATCCGGAGGTGTGTCCATTCTCAGTCGTATCCGAAC